ATTGCGCAATCAAATTGAAGGATGTGCATAGTTGCTCCTTATCAATGTTTCAATGGGTTGCAGATTAACCTGTGGCACAGTCCAATTGTTTTGGCTGGTGTTTTTATATCTAGGCTTCTTGGCCACAGCTACGGGCATCCAGCCAACAATGTGCATCTTTGGTGCGTTGCCTGTGACTAACACAGCAATGTCACGATCCTCGCGGTCGCTCTCCTGTATCCACAAATTGCTGTTGGGATTGGCTGACCATTTGACCTCAATGTGTTCTCCCACATCGGCCTTGGATTTATCCCATGTGATGCCAGGTTGATAGTCATAACCTAATCGCTTGGCCACTACTAGCTCAGCCAACATCGATTCGCCCATCTGTGCCACATACTCAAACCATGACAAGTTTTTAACAATGCGTGAGCTGTGGTCGGCTGACCTGTCATGGCAATGTGATATGGCTGCAATCATGCATTGCACCTCCTCAATGCGATTTATCATCGGCAATCACCACAAAACCAAATAATGTTTTCGGTCCGGTCATAGCCTTTTTGATAGCCAAATTGATCTAATCGCCTCAGCTGTGAGCATTTGTCACATTGCTCAATTTTGTATTCTTCGACCACCACACCATTGCACAGCACTTTGGCTGTCATGCTTTGTGGATGGATAATTTCAATGTAATCGCTCATTTTACCGACATCCAAATCATTGCCATCAAAAGCACAATTTCAACAATCAATAAGCTCACAATCAATCGTTTTTTTGTCATCATCACACCTGTGGCTTAAATGTGCCATCGCTGGTCATCACATACCAAAGCGGTTTGCATTGCTTTTCTTTTGCTTTTTCGCTGCAAAAGTAACCGGCCCATGGTTTAGGCGCATCGGGTTTGCTTTGATTCCATCGCATTGATCCATGTGAGCAACCCGGCACAGTCTCAGCTGTCCAAGCTGTGTCTTTCACTTCCTCAGCTTCTTCTCTGGTCTGATAGCTTGGCACATCGCCAAATTTTGTTGCCCAATAGTCATAATCCATTGCCTTTGGTGATTTGCCATTGACCTGTGTCATAACCTCCTGTGTGGCCTTTTCAGTGCCACCCATGACCAAAGCCATCACGCGCATTAAAGCTGAGGTGCAAGTATCTTCAACCATCCAACGCCTCATTTTCTCGCTGTAAGCTGCAAGAAAGCCATGTGCATAATCAATGCCAGCAGGATTAATCTCTGTCTGATTGCGCCATGCTTTAGCTTGAACCAGCACATAGCCTTTTTCTGCGTTAAATTCAATGATGTGCGTTTCAAGCCTGCCTTGCGGATATGTGGCAATCCACCTGTCAGTCCGCTCTTTGTTGCCTTCGTATGAGTCCATGAACGCCATTAGCGCACCGCCTGACCTGATGCATGGCGGCCAACAGCCTTGCCTCGCTGATAGCCGTCTTTATGGCCTTCTTTGTATCCAACCGCATAGCTGCAAATGGCCCACAAAATACAGGCCACAACCATAAAGATAAACAATCCGATTTCACCTGATGTCATTTTTTTGCTCCCGTTTCTGGGAGCCGTGTCTCAGCTCCCAAATACAGAGTGACAGGCACACCCGACATTTTCAACAATCATGCGTGGATTGCGGCGTGTCGTTACTTCTTTAAAGCTATTTCAAGGAGTAATTGATCTAGTCGTGCCTCTATCCGGCTCACCTGATCCTTGAGCGAATTGCCCCCATTCGGTGAAAGCTCGCGCATGATCGATTTCACCATGAACCTCATTGACGAATAGATGGCAGTCAGCATCGCAAGAACAAGCCCACCGACCGCCGTCCATTCGCCTACACTCACTTTTTTAAGCCAAGATCATCTTTAGGATTCGCCCAACGCGCAAGCATTGGCACCAATCCAGCAACCAAGCCCATTGCCAAATCTTTTGGGTTTTGATTACCAGTCATCCACACAGCTAACATGCCAGCAACAGAGCTACGCGCCCAAGATGCCAACAGAGCTTTTGCTTTGTCCATTATTTTTCTCCTTTTGGTCGGTCGGGCAAATCACCCGAAAACGCGCCATAAGTTGGTCGGCCGTAACCGACAACAAATGACCTTGCTCCCAAAGTTCTTGATTTAACCATTACTTCGCCGCCATTGCGTTGATCCCCATTGCCTGATGTGTTGCCTTCGATGGTCACAATCTGTTTTTCCGATGCCCGGATTACTAAACCGATGTGATTGATTGTCACCTTGTCATCAATGACAAAATCAAAAAACACAAAATCACCAATCTTTGGTGTTTCGTGCCATTGCTTGTTTTTCTTGAACGCTTCGGCTCCGGCTTTGGTGCTGACCACATTTGGCACTTTTACACCAGCTTGATCCGCGCACCAATTGAGAAATGACCCACACCATGGCAGCTTGTCGGCTTTCATGTGTTTGCCGTACTTTGTCTCATTGTTGCCTGTTTCAGCTACGCCCACCTCAGCAAGCGCAACCTGAATCAAACGCGGCAATGTGCCTTGTGGAAATGTCACAGCCCAAGTGCCGCTTTGAGGTCTGATACCGATAAGCCAACGCTTGCTAGTTTATCTTCAATAGTTGGCTCCGGCGGAATCATTGTTCCGTTGTGCGCTGCCACGATTGGATTGGCTTTGGCTTTGTCTGTTTCTGCTATGTCCAGCCAGAAATTATTGTTACCATCAACAACGGGCAAGCCAATAACATCTATATTAGCCTTAGTCAATTCATTTAATAACTCTGCGCCATTAAGATTTTGAGGTCTGTCAAATTTAATCATTTTATGCTCCAATCAAATAACCAAGAAAATTACATTCATCAGCAGTCGTATTGAGACTTCCGCCGCTACTTTGCACAACTCTTACTTCGACATAATCGCCTTCGGCTAAATCTATAACTGTTGTTACATTTTGCGTTTGAGCACTTGAATTGCCAAAAGAGTTGCGAGAATTAGAATTGTCTGCGCCAGTTACACCAGCACCATTTTTCCAAATATAAACATAGCGTTCACCAGTTGTTCCATTCGCCCAACCTATGTTAGTCGCTAATAAGTACTTCCCAGCTTTGCCTGCTGGTATTGTGGCTCTTGAAGTGTTGGTAGATGTGCTGTGATAACCATTGGTGTCGTATGTTTCGTTTTCCCAAGTCATAAACACCGAAGCGCTATTGGCAATTGATTGAGTTGCATTTTTGTAAATTAACCAACCAGAAAAAGTTGAACCTCCTGCTGGCGAAGCCCATTTTAAGCCAGTTGGAGAAACTGTGGAATCTGCCGTTAAGACTTGCCCGTCTGTACCTACTGTCAAAGCTGCCAAAGTATCGGCAGCAGTGCCAACAAGAAGATCGGCTTTTGCTGCGATGGCATAGTTTGTTGTATCAGCCACATATTTTAGTCCTGTGGCCGCTGCTGAATCGGCAACCAAACGAGTTTCATTTGTTCCGGCTGTAAGATTGTCAAAAGTTTGTGATCCTGTGCCAGCAATCAAATCACCTTTGGCTGCAATTTCTGTTGCCATTGCATTTGTTATTGTTACAGCACCTGATGTGCCACCGCCTGAAATACCGGTGCCGGCTGTAACGGCTGTTATGTCACCCACATCATTTGTAATCCACACAAAATCCATGTTGGTGTTTGAATTCTTGGCAAGAATTTGACCCGATGTGCCACCTAAAAGATCGGCCATTGATGAATCGACCGCTTGACCAAAAACCTCAAAATCAGCTGGCAAATCCGTCACCAAATCGGTCGGTGTCGGCATTTGCCAGTTGAAATTCGATGTTGGGTTTGCCATTTTTTCTCCTTACGCTACGACTAACGCATCGGCCCAATTTAGGCTTCCGCTGATTGTGTTCCATGCTTCTAACGCTGAGACATCTCGCCATTGCATGGCTTGCAAGCTAAATGACAGCGGTGAAATGATAGCCGTCACCGAAACTGTGTTGTATGAGGCTCGCCATGACCAGCCTTCTACAAATCCAAGATATGTGCCGGAGGCCATGTTGAGTGGCAAATCTGTAATCCGCAATGGCAAGCCCATAAAAATGTTGATTAAGGCATCTCGGTCAGCATCATCAATTTCAGAGTTTGTCAGCTCAAAAGTAATTTGATTAAAATTGGCCTGTGGATAGGCTCTAAGAGTCAAATAAAACGCTGCCTGATCTTCGGCATCAACCTGATGTTTGACTGTTGTTGTAATAATTTGGGCCAATTTGCCATAAGCCAAAATGGAATTTGCATCGCTGTCTGTGACTTCCGAGTTTGAGTTGGTGCCATATTTGAGCACAATTTCGTTTCGTATGTCACCAGCTCTAGTTTGCACAAATAATGAATTGGCTAATGCCTGAGCTGCTGACACATCGGTGTAGCCGTTTGTGGCCAAATAGATTGAGCGATGGTCGGCTGAGGCATAGGAAATTTGGCCTTGGGCATTCTCGTAAATGTAACCTAATCCCGATGTTGCAAGAGCTGAAACCAAAGAATACACATCAATTGTTGATGATGATCTTTGTGCCAATTCATAGCTGCCCGGTGTGTCAATTTCGCCCAAGCCTGTGTTTTCTGCATCTTGCCATTGGGTAGTTGGCTCATAGTCTTGCCATTGCAAAGCTGCCGGCACTTCATTCCATGAATTGACTAACAAATCGGTGAGGATGGTTAAAATCTGATCTCCATCAAAGTCTTGTGACAAAACGCCATCGGTCAAGGCTTTTGGCAATCTAGCCAAAGCTCCCACAGCTGTAATTCTGACGGATTGATTGATTCCGACCACACCTGATGCAGCTATGCCAATGCCTAAATCAACGACTGTGCCGCCAAAGATTGGCACAAATGTAGCTGTGGAATCTTGCAATTCAATAGTGACAGAATCATTGATTTCAATATCAATGTTGGATTGATCCAAATTGATTAACTCTAGGCTGACATATCCGGCATTTGCTTGCTCATAAATGTTCGTGCGGCCGGATGTAGTCGAAAGGTTAGCCAACACATAATTTGTGTATTGAACACCTGCAATTTTAACGCGCCAAATTGGATTGAAAATTGTCATAAATAAACCAAATTGCTTGCACCATTTGTGCCTCTAAAAGTCGAGTTGTTGAGAGCATTGGCTGTTGCGCGGCTAAAACCTTCCTCATCAAT